GGCATGTCACGCCCCGTGTCATCCCAGGGCGTTCCGGAGTGAACAAATGGATGATCTGCTCTGCTGGCACCGTGTTGCTCACCACGGTCGTCACACGATTTGCCCTTTCCCCCGGATGGTAGTTATATAGCCAATAGTAAGTAGCCTTGTCTTCTGCGTCATAAACAATGCCACGCTTTGTGTAACCGCCGCTTTCGCCGCCAGGGGTGTCGTGTGACTCATCGATCCAGTCGGCTTCCATCACCTGCAGTTGAAGTGGCACCCGCAGACCCAGCCGGCCTATCGTCGCTCTGCTCGGTGTGCGCCACCGGATCAGCACCTCGCCGCTGCCCTTCCACGCCTGCACCGCTTGCTTTACCAGGCCGTCGAAGTTGGCCTTGCCGTAGTAGTCGCACTGAATCGGATCCTTCATCCAATCCTGCATGAGCCGGGTTACAGCCTTGCCGCGGCTGCCGTTCTTCCGGCCATCCTTTGCCTTGAAGCTCCACCCTTCACCAATCAGGTTGTCGCTCCACACCTGCACAATCCTTCTGGCCCAGGGGTTGTTGCGAATCTGATCCCGCGCGCGGTCGCGCATGTCCCCAAACCCTTGAGCGCTTGCGGCATCTGCAGAGCCGCGCTGCGTCATCCAGTTGTCGGTCCGCCGGCCACGACCAGCCGCCGAATACTTCCGCATCTCGTCCAGCTGGAGGCGTGCCGCCTCACGGCGCAACGCCGCGCGGGGCGCGATGGCGGCCAGCAGCTGCTCTAAGGGGTTCATTCGTAATCGCGCACGAACGCCGGGTAGTCGATCCGCACCACCGGAGCGCTCACCGCCGACAGGCTCGCCATGATCATCACCCGTGCCTTCATCAGCTGCTCGATCGATTGGTAACGCACCACCTTGTCGTCATACCTGACCTCCAGGTAGCCGCCGGCGATCGCTCCCTCGATCGCTGTCAGGTGCGCCTGCGTGAACGTGTTCATCTGGGCCACCTCCGTCGCTGCATGCTACTCAGTCCCAGAACGAAGATCCGCCGCTCTCCTCCTCCTGATCGTCCTCCTGCTCTTTCACCGCTGTCGACACTTCCTGCGCCTGCAACGGCATTCCGTGCTCTTCGTCCCAACGCTCATCGCTCCACCGATCCGCACCCACCAGCGCAGCACCGGCCCTGGCATAGATCCGGCAGTCGAGCGCCTCGTTGCGAGGCCGCGTCTTAACCCACTCGAACCGGTTATACCCTCGCCGGTCGATCGTGTTGGTCAGCCGCTCTGCGCATAGCTGCCGGAAGAACTCCTCGTCGTGCTGCGGGAAGTGGCACCAGCCATGCGGCAGCGGCTCACCCTCATCCGGTAGGCCCCGCCGCAGCCAGCCATAGAGCTCAGACTTCCCGGTGCTGCTGCCCACCGGCCACACCTTTACGCCGCCGCGCAGCGCCTTGCCGTTGCGCAGCACCTCCACCCGGCCCGGTGTGCCGATGATCGAGGTCTGGCTCTCCGGCCCACCCTTGACGGCGATAACCCGATTGCCGGCCTGGCTCCGCACCCACCGGTAGACCTCCTGGCTCCTGAACCCCGAGTCCACCGCCGTCATCCGGATCGGCAGCCGCTGCCCATCGCCGCGGCCAAACTCCGACCGCACGAACTTCGACAGCTCGCGCCATACCGCCGGCTGCGCCGTGTCACCCGCGAGCACCTGGTAGTCGAGGCTCCAGTTCTCCATCCCCTTGCCCCAGCCCACCACCTCCAACTCGAGGCGGTCCATCTGCACGTCCACGCCGCAGGTGATGAACACCACCCCATCAGGCACGCTGCCCAGTTCGTAGAGCTCCCGGCGGTTGTAAAGCGCTTCCCAGTCCGGGGCCTCGCCGTCGTCGTTCCAGCACTCCGCCAGCACCGTGTTGGTCCAGGGCTTCAGCTGCGCAGGGTTGTCCTTCGCCTTCTCGTACTCCACCGCCGCATCGATCCAGCTGAACCAACCCAGCGGGCTGTAGAGCGCCGAGCAGTGATAGCCCTGCGCCTGACGGTCCGGGAACAGCGGTTCCCACCACTCGTCATCAAACACATCCGGGTCATACCACCAGGCCTTCGCGTCCTCGCTGATGCCCTCGCCGCACTCCTCGCAGATCAGCACCGGCGGCATCCGCAGTGTGTTCGGCAGGCCCGGGTCCTTCGGGTCGTACCGGATCCGATCCCACCCGATCATCTGCCGGTGCCCGCAGTGCGGACAGGGCAGCAGCAGCCGCTGTTGGTTGCTCTCCTCCCACTTTGCCCAGACCGCACTCCGACCCGCCAGTGTCGGAGTCGACGTCCACGCCTGCTTCTTCCGCACGCCAAACGTCCGCGTCCGCGCGCTCACGATCGCCAGCGGGCTCCCCTCTTCGTCCACGTCCGGTGGCCACCGGTCGATCTCGTCGCCGCCCAGGAACCGGATCGGCATCGACGCCAGGCCGCTCGCCGCGTTGGCCCCACCGAGGATCAGGAACCCGCCGGTGAACTCCTTCATCAGCTGCGTGTTGCCCGAGTCCCGCTCGCGCGGGGCCTTTACCTTCTGCTGCAGGCTCGGTGTCGCCTCGACCATCGGGGCGATGCGCATCTTGCTGTAGCGCTTTGCCAGGTCGATCGTCGGCTGCACGAACAGCGCCGGGCCCGGCTGGATGTCTATCACGTAGCCCATCCAGTTGTTCAGCATCTCGCTCTTCCCCATCTGCGCACCGAACACCAGCACCACCTCCTGCACCGTGCTCGTCGCCGAAAGGTCGTCCATGGGCTTGCGGAGATAAGGGGTTCGCGCCGTTCTCCACGGGCCGTGTTCACTCGACGCTTTGCTGCTCAGCACCCTCCGCTGATCCGCCCACTCGCTCACCGTCAGCAGCGGGTCCGGGCGCATCCCGCGCCAGAACGCCAGCAGCGCTTCCTCAGGCAACGCCAGCGGCACGCACCAACTCCTCCAGGGCTCTCACATGATGCTGGTCGATCACTTGCATCACCGCTGCGCGCTGCTCCTGGCTCAGCCCGCCGACCGCTGTTGCAATCTCGCCCACCATCTGCTGGCTAGTGCGCAGCACCGCATCACGCACCTGCATTCCCGCCGCAGCGAATGCTCGCTCCGCCGCCGCCTTCTCTAGCAGCTTGCCGCTCCGCTCCTCGTAATCGAGCTTCAGCAGCATCGCCTTGTAGCCCTCGGCCGCAGCCTTTGCTGAGTTGTACGTGCCAGCAGTGCCACGGTTGCCAGGCGGATCTGGCGGCGCCACCGGCCCCGGCGGCTCGACATCCTCCCCTCTCGCCCGTGCTTTCCCCGCGTTGATCTGCGCTGCACTCCTCACCCTGCCCGGTTCGGTGTTGCGCTCCCACTCGATCTCCGCAATCTCCGGGTCGATCACCCACCCGGGCCGGCCCGTGGATCCCTTCGGCTTCGTCTTCTCCAGCTGGGCGCTGCGCTCCAGCCGGCCAGTCCTGATCGCCTTCCGCACTGCCTGCGGGCTCACGCCCTTCCTGGCGGCGAACTCAGCGACGGAGATCAGCACGTCTTGACGGAGTACCCAGCCTCAACCAGGAGAGGAAGCAGTTCTGCCGGCGCAGCACCGATCAGCTCGATCAGCATGTCCAGCCCCGCCAAGCCACGCACCAACGCAACCAGCTGGTCCAGCAAAAGCACCGCATGGCCGCGGCCCTTCAGCATGTCGTCCACCGTCACCTCGGGGCCCACGGCGCCAAACGTCAACCGCATCGGCCAGGCCTTCACGTGGCCATCCTCGCCCCAGTGACAGCCATGGCTGATCGTCACCTCAATCATCGAAGCCCGGCACAAAATGCCGTGGAGGGGTCACCACATCCTGCCAGGGCATCAACACCAACGTCACCGCCCCCGCCGGCAGCGGCCGAATCCACCGATCCCGGGCCGTCTTGTCCCTCAGCACCCCATGCGCGATCTCAATCAGCTCCAGGCTTCTGCTCATCCATCCACTCCCTGCAGAGCGTCGCCAGGGCCTCCGGCATCCCCTCCAGCCCCCAGCGCTCCTTCGCCATCCGTGCAGCACCCAGCACCGCCTCGCGGTCATCCCACCGCATGTTCAGGCTGAACACGTGCCGCTCTTCCACCTCGCCGCTTTCATCCTCAGCGGTCGTGCCATCGTCATCAGGCTCCGGCGGGGCCGCCCCGGGCCGCCCGGCCTCGGGCTCCACACGTTCGTTTGCGTTGCTGGTTCCCCCGCCGCCCATCTCCTCGAGCACCAGCAGCTCCAGGCCATCATGCAGCCGTTGCAGCTCGTCCTCGTCAAAGCCCAGCAGCCTGGGGTCCAGGTCGATCACCGCCAGCTCCTTCGCCAGCAGCTCCTGGTCCCACGTCGCTCCCTCCGCCAGCCGGTTGTCCGCCAGCAGGTACGCCCGCCGCTGCACCTCATCCAGGTGGTCGAGCACCACCACCGGCACCTCAGCCAGCCCCAGCAGGTGCGCAGCCTGCAGCCGGCCATGGCCCGCCAGGATCCCATCCGCGCTGTCCACCAGGATCGGCGCGGTGAAGCCGAACTCGCGGATGCTCGCCGCGATCTGCTCCACCTGCCGATCGGGGTGGACCCGCGCGTTGTTCGCATAGGGCCGCAGCCGCTCCAGCGGCCACATCTCCAGCCGCTTGGCCATCGCAGGAATGCTCACGTCGCTCATGCCCTCATCAGGCCATCAGCACCCATCGTTGCGCAACCATGCGTCCCCCTACCGTTGGCTCCTCCCTGATCAATTTCTGGCGCAGCACGCCCCAAACAGACCGCTCAGGTTCTCGCAATAACGGCCGGCTATTGAGAAACTCAGTCAGGGACTGGCTTTTGCAACCCGGAAAATTTGCTGGCTCTAGCGAAAAATCGGGAGTCGCGGACC